GGTTGTATATACCTGAATGAACGAAAGGCTCATGTTCGCTAATGGCAATAGGTAAACGCGTTTCTAACAGTTTTCCCATTATCTGCGTCCATCGGGCTTAACATCCATACGCGTATCCCCCAAACGCCACCCCACTCCTAAACGCGCTCCAGATAAATTATCATCATCGGATTCCACCCTGAAAGTCAGTTGTCGTGCGCGCACGCGCGTATCCAATTTCTGCGTCGTAGAAGTAACATTCTGCGTCGTATCAGTAGTCAAGCTGTCCCCTGGAAAATCCCTTGATTTTAAGACGAAATTAATCGTTTGATCAGATCCACCGTTTCCTGTGAATTTTACATCGGGAATGATTTTACGAATAAAGGTGTAATAGTCCCCATCGGGGTGTATATCAAAGTCACTGGATTGAATATACACATTATCCATAGGAGAACCGTCAGCATCATTGCCGTTTTCATGGTTATACAAATATTGTGTGGAACTTGCTTCGCCGGTGGCCCTTGGATAACTTGATAAGCCTTCGTCCAACCACGCATAACGTGCCAATTGACCAATCGTCCAAATGCCTTCAGCGTAGTTATACACCACATAACGATCTATTTCCGTACTGTCTGCTGATGGATAAAACCATCCCACTTCGTTAAATTGTTTATTTAAAAAGCCAAACGTTTTAAAAGATTGTTCTTCGTTAAAGTCACTAAATACATAGTAATGAACACTGCATGGGAGTGAAGAAACAGAACCAGCGTATCTGTAAAAACCTTTTCTATCCATCCAATACACACCATCGGGAGTATTAACCGCAGCTTTGGGTCCAATAAGACCTACTCCTTGATTAATTAAGTTAATGCCAAAGGTAAAAGGAGGACCGATGTAGGACATGGAGTACATGGAAATATCTGTCCACACCAGTATTTCTTCTCTGGAAGATACTCCCCCAATAATATCGGAACCCGATGAGATTCTTAATGATCCTGCTGTATTGGTCGCTATTGGCTCCCAATCGCCTGCATTTTCTTGGTCACTCCAACAAATAAACATCGGATCAATAGCACCTGTTCTAGAACCTCCTGAAAGAGGATCCGCACCAAGACAAATAACATGTCGGTCTTTTTCTGAGACTAATACTTGTAAAGCTTTAGTTGGAGCCAAATTAGCGCCCGATAGTGCAGTGAGCGCCACAGCTCTGGAGCTTGTTCCTCCTGATTCATCCCAATAATAAATACCTTCTCCACGTACATTCATTATAAGATCTTCACCGAAGTTATCATGGGACCATAGACGTAATTGATTAGAAGCATCCAAGGTGCCTACACTACCAAAACCACCTGCTCCCCATGTACTGATACCCCAACCTGTGCCTTCTACATAAACATCTAAGCCAACATTAATTTGATAGGTTCCAACAACACTACCACCCCCGTTGCCACTATCACTGCTATTAGCAGTAACAGTATCTCCATCGGTATCTTTAGCCTCTACTGTGTAGCTATTTGCATCAACAATCGTCGCAATTTGATATTCTTGATTGAGTACATCGGCGGTAATAAGACCGCCTAAAGTAGCCGCACCACTAAAGGTAACAAAGTCATTTTGTACTGCTCCATGAGCAGTATCAGCTACAGTAAGGGTGGCATCTCCATTACTCGCAGAGAAAGTAACGTCCCCCGCCGATGTGGTAGCTCTAATAGGAGTTATATCATGGAAAGAGGTACCAAGTTCTACGTAATATTTATAGGTGGTTCCTATGCCAAGATAGCGTGTTCCAGCGAGATCTACCCAACCGTGTAAGGCACGACCAATACCTAAATAAGAATTAGAGGTCTGCTTCTGCCAACCACCAATTTTTTCTGGTTTTCCTTTGCGAAAACGTACTAGATTAGCATCATACCAACCACCTTCATTACTGTAGTCGGTTCCTTCGCGATCTATTCCGGGCTTGAATATATATTTGGCGTAGGGCATTTGCTCATTATTTCTTAAAGTTTAACGCCAAAAAGTTTATTGCCTTGTTTATTTTCCCAACAAAAGCATCATCTTTTGTATTCTTTGTGTGAGGAGAAACTGCTGCAACTATTGAGGCCACTGCAATTATCCATACGATTATATTTATTATTGTCCAAATCATTTTAAAACACCTGTCCTGATAAAATTGTTGCCATGCCTACTACTAGGGAAAGCAACGTAGTTATTATTAATACTTCCAATCTTTTAATGCGATAGATAGTTTCCCGCCATCTTTCAGCGCAAACTGCTTCGTGTTTGTCCAAATCTGCCGCCACTTCTATCGTTGTCTTTTTAACCATTATTCCTTAATTGTACCTTATACTCAACTTATTCTGTTTTCTCTATTTTAAATCCTTTAAACCATGAAGGTAAACCCAAGAATGGTCTAGTATCAAACTTATTTTCTTCCGCTTCTTCTTCTTTAGCGTTGTTATAGTGAAAGAATACTTGTCCACAGTTTTCTCCTTCAAACTTATCTCGCCAGTGTTCTATATCACAACCCCTATAAGCTATTAAATCACCAGCTTCCATTAAAAAAGACTTTCCTTTCTTACCTGTACCGCCTGTTGGGTCTATAAATAGTTCCCAAGGGTCACCGCCTAAATTCATTGTGGCTGATATTTCGCAACTGTACCTGTCAGTGTGTCTTTTTAACACATCCCCGTTTTTATATATGCGGGCATAGCTGTAAGTGGGAGAAAGTTTAAGACCACTTTCTGCTTCCATGCGTGGTAATAGTTTTTCTAATAATGTCTCCATTACTATATCTCCATAATGGCTATAAGTATCAGGCACTTGAGGATCGTTCCACACTCCCCAATTTGAATTAAATTCAGAAATGTACCGACTATCGTAAAAAGTTCTTACTACTTTTCGTTTAGTTAAAAAATAGTCATAACAAAACTCAGCTAACTCTTTTGAAATTGCTCTTTTAATAAAGGCGTATTTTTCTTTTTTAAACATAAGGCTGCCCTAAACTCCAACACACCAAAGAGTGTCGTATTCCTTTAGTAACTGGTTTTACTCGATGCCAAACAAAAGAAGGAAATATAATTAAACTTCCTCTCGGTCTTATTTCTTCACAAATTTTAGGTTGTTTATCTCCGTCTTGATCGTGAAAAGCAAACTCTAAATCTCCACCTTCATAGTCTTCTGGATCGCTTAAACAAAGAGTCATGGATAACTTTCTTATTTTACCATTAGTGTTTGGATCATCAGGTTTATCATAAGGAACTGGATTGCTGTCACAGTGCCAATCATAAAACTGTCCTTCTTTATACTCAGTATATTGGCAAGACTCTGACCAATCCCACTGAAAATTCCAATTAGCTCTTTCATTTGCTATTTGAAGAAAAGGGTGTAGTTCTTTATATATCCACTGTCCTGAAAGCCACACAACATCTGACTTTCTTTTTTTCTGTATATTTTTTAATTCTTCTTCGGAAGGAGGAGTATCTTTACGAAGATTCCCTCCTGTTAACCCTTTCTGTTTAGTAAAAGATTCTCCTGTTTTAACTATTTCATCACAAATTCTTGAGGGGATAACTGAAGGAAAAAACCAGTAATAATTTTGTAAGTTCATAAAAGTTTAACGCCACTCGCCTGCAACCTTTTTCTGAAATACTTGTCTATAGTCCCAAACTCCACCAGAGTTAACATTCGGTTCACTAACAATAACTATACCAGACCCTCCAGCAGCTCCAACTCCCGGTGAAGCTGGGAAACTAGGAGTGTATTGAGTAGTACAAATTCCTCCGCCTCCACCGCCTGTATTAACACTAGCAGTTCCTAAAGTTGGAGAAGGTGCGCCATCATCGTTTGCATTACCAGCTCCGCCTTTTTGAGCAGGAAAAATACTTCCTCCTCCTAAAGTATGACCTCCTTCTGGACCATTATTAATTTTTCCTGAATCAGTAGATAGTTTATGTGTAAATCTATAAGCACCTCCACCACCTCCTGCATACCAAACTTTTGAGCCAGAAATAGTAGACATCTTAGCTAATCCACCTGTACCAGCTACAGCATTCCAATCGTTACCAAGTCCATCGGGAACTTCATCTCCACCGTCACCACCAGCACCGCCACCGCCACCGCCAGCATAGTAGCTACTACCGTTGTATCTTCCGTATCCGCCAGTGTTTCCTTCAGGTGGATCAAAACCATCTGGATTTCCAGGATATACTTCTGTTGCTGTAGGACCATTACCACCAGCACCACCACTAGAACCTCCAGGTTGTCCTACTGAATGACCTGCTGCTGCAACTGCTCCTCCACCACCACCACCATTGCATGTTCTAGGATCGGAAGCAGAAGCAAAAACTGAATCAGCGCCCGGAGAACCAATAGTAGCACCAGAATCAGGTGTACCAGCACCTCCTGCACCGACAGTTACTGTCACAGCAGAAGTTGGAATTGGTTGAGCTGAAAATTCTCTATAACCTCCTCCTCCACCGCCTCCTTGGGCACTACCACCACCACCGGCTACTACTAACAAATGACATTCGGTTGACGCAGCATCGGCAGTAAATGTACCTGAAGAAGTAAAAGTCGTTATTTTAGGTGTGATTGTAAAGGTTTTTCCTATTAATCTACTCATTATCCCCAATCTCCGTTTACTTTATAGTCGTATAAATTTTCTGTATTCCACACACCACCTGCGGTCCATGTTCCTTTAGGTTCACTAATAACAACGACTCCAGAACCGCCAGAAGCACCTACTTGAGCAGCAGGGGCACCTGTAGGGGAAGCTTGAGTTCCGCCTCCTCCTCCACCACCACCAGTATTGGCAGTTGCCGCAGTTCCAGCACCTGGACCAGAAGGTGATCCAGCAGAGCCACCAGCTCCACCACCACCTGCTCCACCAGCAGAATCAGGAGCAGCATCTCTACCACCTCCACCTCCGCCAGCATAAGTTACATCACTTCCTGAAATATCATAAACAGTTCCCATACCTCCACCAACAGGACCCGCTGATGGACCTCTACCAGTACCCATAGAACCTCCCCCAGAACCTGCTTGTTGTCCCGGAGTATCAGAACCTTCACCACCCGGACTTCCTTGTGGAGCAGGAGCAGGAGTGGAATCACCAGGATCGTTTGCAAGGGGAGCATCAGCAGCTCCACCACCACCAGAGCCTCCATCTCCTCCTTGGACATTACCACCTGAAAAAGTGTTTCCACCTAAACCACCACCATCGGCAGTATAAGTTGTACCACTAGCAACTA